ACCTCATCACAAATGAAACATCTCTCTCGAGCATCGACCGCTTCAATCCTGGCCTGTCTTTTCGAGCGCCGCATTCAGCTGCCCCCACCTGTCGTTCAGCTCCCGGATCTCAGAGAAGTACGAGCCGCCCCACGTATGCCCAACGGTGTCATCATTGTGCAGTATGGTCAGCCGTTTCGAGATCCTTTCCATTTCTGTGTGGATCTCCTCGAGCGTCATTTCTTCAATTGGTTTTGTCATATCATGTCCTCCCATTGAATTCTATCTCAGCCCGCCGGGCGCAATCCGGGCAAGCATCCTCACCGCCGATCTTCTCACGCTGTCCTACAGCCTCGAAAATCAATTCGCTGTCCAAGTACCGGCCCCGTTCGAAAATGATGTCCTTATATACAACCGGCCTCTTAATCATGCCTGTCCCGCCGCACCTCTCACAGACCACGCCGCCGGCCCCAGTGCGCCAGAAGAGCTGCCTCGGCCCGATGGTTGTCCTTCTTTCGCTGCCACTGGTGAGCTGCGTCAGGGAACAGCTCCGTTGCCACCTGGATGGATTGCTCTTTCCGTAACCGCGTAGCCTTGGCCTTCGTCAGGCCTTTCTCTGCGGAGCTTCGCGGTGGCTGCAGCCCGACCTCTCGCTTCCACTGCGCTGGCCTTACCCTCGAGATTGGAATGCCTCGAGCCTGGACAGCTCCGATGATCGTGCCAAACGCCTGGCCATACCGAAAGGTCGTCGCTACGCCTTGGCCAGGGAACGCCTGGCTCTCTTCTAAGACGACAGCCGCGACAGCCCATTGCGTCATCAGATCCGCAACCTCGAGCCCGTCGATCTCATTGTCGATCGTAGGCAAATCGATAGCCAGGAGCCCAGCCTCAGTAAAGGCCGCGAGCCCCCCTGTGATGCCAGGATCGATGCCGGCGATGACCCTCATTGATGACCGGCCGCTTCAACAAGCCGGGCGATCCGAGCGTCTTGCATCGGCTTGCCCCCCTTGTCCTCGAGCCAGGCCCAAACGGCCTCCTCGACCATCGAGGTTATTGTCCTGCCGGCGATCGCGCCGTGCAGCTTTAGAGCCTTCTCGAGCTCTGGGGAGAAATACATGGTGGTCCGTTTCTTCGACATAGTGCGTCAGCTCCACAAAGGGTTCCAGGTGCAAGTGTTGACATATTGACATATTGGCGTTATGTCTCAACCGATACAGCGACTGAACGACAACAGAACAGCAACAGGACAGTCGAAACGGCCTAATGAAATGACCGAAAAACAGGAGACCAAAATGGAAACCATGACCACTACCCACAAGATCAACGTCAACCGTGGCAAGCGCCGCATTTGCCTCGACAACAAACGCTTGTCCGACTACGGGTTTGCCGGGGGCACCATCTATCGCCTGACGAAACACGCCAACCGCCTGGAGCTCGACGCTCGCACGATCGCAGCTGTCGATGACGAGCCGCAAGAGCTCCGTATGGTCAGCGCCCGCCCAAACGGCCAGGCCAACATTTATTTCACCGGCGCGATCGTCAACGAGGTGTTCCCGAACGCCACGCATGTCGAAGTGACCTGGTCGAAGCAGCGCCTGACGATCCGCTCAATAGTTGACGCCAGCTGATCATAGAGTGTACAAAAGATGCCCCGGCGATGACCGCCGGGAATTGGGAGAAAGATAATGCAAAAGTTTATAGCCTACCGCCGCGTTTCCACCCGAGAGCAAGGGGCTTCTGGCCTCGGGCTCGAAGGGCAGAGTGAGGCGATCGACCGCGCCGTTTCTTTTGAGGGTGGCGAGATCCTCGAGACCTTCACCGACATTGAAAGCGGCAAGAACAACGACCGGCCCGAGCTCGGCGCTGCCATTATTGCAGCCCGCGCCGCCGGCGCAACGCTCGTGGTCGCCAAGCTCGACCGCCTCTCTCGCGATGCTGCCTATCTCCTGGCGCTGCAGTCCACTGGGCTGGAGCTCCTGGTCGCCGACAGCCCGCAGATGGGCCCTCTCGAGTATGGCATCAAAGCCGTGTTCGCCGAGCAAGAACGCCGGCAGATCTCTGAGCGCACCAGAGCTGCCCTACAGGCCGCAAAGGCCCGTGGGGTGACCTTGGGTAGCCCAGACATCAAGAAGGCCTCTCAGGCCGGCTTAAAAGCCCGTCAGGAGCAAGCCAAAGCACATGCCCAGGCCATCATCCCGGTGATCGAACAGATCCAGGCCCTCGGCATCACCTCTCTTCGCGGCATCGCCCGCGAATTGAATCAGCGGAAAAACGCTGAGACCTCACGCGGCGGCAGCTGGTCGGCGCAACAGGTCAAGAACGTGATGGCGCTCGCAGCATGAGCGACCATCGCACCGACAGGATAGTGCGCGAGCTCCACCGGCTCGCCACTACCACCAACCCAAACGTGCGGAACGTCAATAAACGGATCAGGCAGCTGATCCGCGATCTGCATACACACCGCGAGCTGTCACAGGAGGTCGAATGCAAATCGCAAAGCTCATTCTCGGATCAGTTCTTGTTGCCGTTGCTATATACGGTTCCATCCTCTTAACGCTAATCATGGGAGAAATTTTTAATGGCTAAATTTTCCAAGACCGGCTTCGAGTCCGGTGCCTCAGACCTGGGGGCGATCGTGCCCGTGGGCGGGCAATACCTTCGTCCGTTCGGGAACACGCCGAACGACATCCTTAAACGTCACCGCGCAGCCCTTGAAGGCGTGGATCTCTTCCCGACCTCCCGCATCATGGACGCCGGCAATCGGTTCGAGGATGCCATCCGCCAATGGTTTGAGGATGAGTTTAGCTGTGTCGTCGATATCCCGACCAAAGGCTACCGAGCTGACAGCTGCAATCTCGTGGCGTCCCTCGATGGCGTCATCCCTCACGAGGTCACCGTCACCGATTGGCGCGGGAAGACCTGGGAGCTCGAGGGGCCGGGCGTGATCGACTTCAAGTCGCCGACCTATGCCCCGGAGGATCCTGACGCGAAGCACTACATGCTGCAGATGCAGGGCCAGATGCTTTGCACTGGCTATCCCTGGGCGATCCTGGCCCAGCTCGATCGGGCGTCATGCAACTGGACGATCTCAGTGTTTGAGGCGCACGAGGGTGTGCAGTATGCCATCAAGAAAGCCGTCGATGAATTTTGGGAGCACATGGCGAACGAATCGGACTACCCGCCAATCGACGCCAGCGAAGCCAGCGCAATAGTGCCAGGCAATCGACGCGCCGAGGCCCATGACCTGACCGAGGGGCCTGATGACCTGTTCTCGGAGGAAGACCGGCAGAAGCTCAAGAGCCTGGCCGAGATCATCAACCAGGCGAAGACCGACCAGGCCAACGCCAAAGAGATTGAAGAGGGTGCCAAGAAAGGCATCATGGATATCATGGGCGGAGCCGAGAAGGTGAAGTTGCAGGGGTTCAACATCAACTGGACGACCACCGAGTATAAGCCGCAGCCCGAGAAGGTGACACCGGCAAAAGACGGGTACACCACCCGCCGGTTTAGCGTGAAGGAGACCAAGGCATGACGACCATTGATCTTAGGCACGAGCTCGACCAGCGCGGGCTCTCTCTTTTCCCTGCGCCGTTTATTCGCGGCGGAGGGTATGCCCTGGGCAAGCCCGAGGCGGAAGGAAAATTTCACATCATTGCGATCGAAGTAACACTTGAAGAGATCGCAGCATTTTTAAAGGAAGAATTCTATGAGGGATAACCAACTGACAAAGCTTGACGCCAAAGAGGCCGGCGCAGTCCTCGAGGCTGTCGTCATCGAAGGCGACCTGGCACACCTCTCACCGGAGGAGCGTGTCGGGTATTACAAACAGGTCTGCAATTCTGTTGGCCTCAACCCGATGACTAGGCCGTTTGATTACATCAAGCTCAATGGCAAGCTCACCCTGTACGCCAAACGAGATGCCGCTGATCAGCTGCGGCAGATCCACGGGGTCAGCGTCAAGATCATCAGCAAAGAAGAGGTCGATGGCCTCCTGATCGTGCATGTCGCAGCCGAGGACAAAAACGGACGGCGAGATGAGGATCTCGGAGCTGTGTCGATCGCTGGGTTGAAAGGCGAGGCTCGAGCCAACGCGATGGCCAAGGCAATGACCAAGGCCAAGCGACGGGTCACGCTGTCGATCTGCGGGCTGGGCTGGCTCGACGAGACCGAGGTGGAATCGGTCGCCGCAGCTGAGAAGCCAAAGATGGATCTCGACGAGCTGTTCCCCTCAGAAGAGGCCCAGCCAGAGCCGGCGAAACCCGAGCCTAAGACCATCGATCTTGATCCGATCGAGGCTGACGAGCCACCAGCTGCGGAGCCTGTCATGTCAGAGCCGGTGCCCATGTACCTGGGCGACGAGACCTACCTGATCGACACGCCTCGCCAATGGTACGAGGAGATGGTCAAGCAGCTCAACTCTCTAGCCGACAATGATGAGCTCGGATCCCCTCGCAAGCGCATGACGATGCTTAAAGAACTCGAGCAAGCGAACGAGGAAGGCCTGGGCCTGATCCCGGAGGCCGGTAAGGAGAAGCTCTTGGACATCCGCAAGGAGCTTAACCGCCGGTTGGGCGCAAAAGCAAAGAAAGCAAAGAAGGAGACTGAGTGATGGCGCACATCTGCAAGGAATGCGGCCAAGAAATCAACGCGCCGTCGCGCATGGGCCTCTCGAAGCGGCAGAAGGAATGCCTCGATGCCATCGAGCTGTTCATCAGTCGCCATGATTATTCGCCCACCTTCGCCGAGCTGGCGGAGGTAATGGGCACGGCCAAGAGCAATGTGCATGGCATCATCAACAGGCTCGCCGATCGCGGCTGGGTTCGGTACATACCGAGCCAGAGCCGATCCCTTATGATTATCGGAAAGGATGAATAATGACCGTCGAAGAAATGAACCGCGTGGCCAGAGCAATCTGGCTCGCGGATGGTGAAGGCAATTGGGAAAAAGACAAAGAAAAATATCGTCGCATGGCGAAGGCCGCAATTAAGGAGATCAGATCTGGGAGGACGAAATGACTAACAAGATATCCGCCGACTACATTGACCAGTTGGAACGCGACATCAAAGAACGAGATAGCCGCATTGCTACGCTTGAGAAGTATGCTGTTAAGTTGGAAGCGAAGATATCTGACACCGACACCAAGATTGAGGCCGCCAAAGAAGCCCTCGCCAAGTTAGAGCGCAACGCTGACGGCGCAGATGCCGACGTCTAAACCCTCGACAAACTCGGCTTGGTGGTTTGAAAAATGATTGCTGAACCGAGCGCGTGTGATAGGTCATTTTTTTGGTCTCATTGCACGATCACCGAACCACCACAAAACCGCCGTGGATGTCATGTAGATAACTGATTGGAGAATGTACTCTTGCTGCGCCAAGTCCATGCTCGTCGCGTATATGTACCACGTCAGGGCTATTAGCCCCATTGTCAGGACAGGGCGAACAAGGCGAAGGATAGCAGCCACCCAAGGGTAACTAACACCAGCAGACATATCGTGACGATACGACGAAGCCCTCTGCTTTCCAGCCTGTTCCTCCATGACGATCTCACGCTCAACCTCCAATTCTTCTGACCTCAAATCGTGCTGCAGACGGGTCATGTCCATTGTACGTTTGTGGTCGTTGTTGCTTTTCTTTTCTTCCATCCAGAAGTCAGCAAAGCTGAACACCTTCCCCAGCACCGAGCCAAGTATGCCCGTAGCCCCACCTGTAAGCACTGAAAGTAAAAATTCCATTACCACTGCCTCTTTTTGCCCATGTCAATATGGACGAATGTATTGTATCTCATGCCGAAACCACGGAAACCGGCCTTCTCTGCACAACGATGGATCAATTCTTTGTCCCGTCCTTGCAGCTTGATGTCAAAGGCGCTGGGTCCGTTTGATCCTCTGAGAGTATGGCTTGATAACGGCGCACCCCCCACACGGGCATTGTGGTATGCTGACCGATATGCGGAAGATACTGAGACAGGACCGCCAATAAGGGACCGAAACATATCCAGAGCATCAAGTGCTTCAATGTTGACAGCGATCTCACCTGTGCCCTTATCCGCTATTTCGACAGGTTTAAAGTGGACGCAAGGCCATGCGCTCTCCGGCATATCGTTCCAATGTGCAAATACTAGGATCATTTTTTCTTAGTCATTTTTATGGGCTTGCCTGTTTTTTTGCTGGATTTTTTTGCAGCAGCCATTCCTTTAGGCCCATAATTGTAACTTTTTTTTCCGACTTTTGGCATTGATTTTCTCCTTTATTTCGGGTGGGTGCCATTGTGCATTCTGTACATTCTATCAGACGCCTCGCGCAGATAAGTTAATTCTTTCTTAATTTCTGCAATTTCGCGTGACTGTTTGTTGAGATTGGTTGGAGATAGTATGCCGCCCAGCACACCTACCTGATGCTTGAAAACAGCTGACCCGCTTTCGATTGTGTCAAGCCTGTCATTGATCGTGTGCATCTCTTCTTGAATAGCTTTGAGGTCTTCGATCACCCGCGCAAGCTGCGATTTCACAACAGCAAAAGCCCCCGCTAGTGTTGCAACGATGCTTATAAACTGGACAAGTTCTCTGGTTCCCAGTTCCATTAGTCAGTTCACTTTTTCTTTTTTGCGGTTTTAGCTGCAGCTTTAAACGCTTTTGCCGTTGGTGCGCCTTTTGTTCCTGGCTTACGCATACTCTCTGGTTTTTTACCCGCTGCCTTTTGTGCTTTAATGCGTTTACGTTTAGCGTGAATGTTGTCGTACAAACCCGCCATCACCGTACCTTCGCCCTTTCAGCAGCGATTTGGTCTTCAATATTTTGCAGCCACGCCTTGCCTTCATCCGTCAACGCGGCTTCGCGTAAACGGCGTTGGGTGACTTGAATTTCAAGGACGGCGATCTTGGCTAATGTTTCCAGCTGTGGTTTTGCGGCTTCCCACGCTGCCTCGTCTGCGTCTCGCTGCGATTCTTCTTCAGGCGTGAAAGGCTTTAATCCATTTGGATATGCTTCAGATACAGGGACGGCTTTAAATCTTGCCATGTTATGCGTCCTTTATTCCGTAAAGTTTGAACACGCCACTAATGTTGCCGCTCGAAGACAACACTTGAATGCTGTCGTGAGCTTCAGCAGCGCGCCGACCCGCAGCAAAGAGGTTTTGGTTGATTGAGCTGGGATCGCCAGAGTCTGCAATAATTGCATGTCCTACGACGCGTGTAAAATGACTGGAACTTTGTGGACTATAAATCGTCGCTGAAAACGCAGAATAGCCATCAGTTGTAACATTACTTTGACCGTTGTTCGAAACTGTAGATGAATTGACTTCAATAGCTGTTGCATGCCCTAAACTACCTTGAACAGCAGTTGAGGCAGGATTTGCTAGCCAGTTAGTTGTATATGCGCCCGCACTCGACACCCATGTAGAACCGCCATCGGTGCTTAATCTTATCCACATAACGGTTGCATCTGTCGCAGGGATAATCCCTTCAGCGATCATTAAGTAATTTGTGTACGAGCCGCTAAACACTGCATCAAAATCAACAGATGCTGCACTAGATGCTGTCACAGACGATATAAACTCATATGCACCGCCTGCTGCATCTTGGAACGTAGGAGCCGCGCCAGCGCCGTTGCTGGTAAGTACTTGTGCGGCAGTACCCACAGCAACAGTTGTCGGATTACCGCTTGCATCCCATGTAATCAACTCACCGTCAGTGCCTACTCTAAGATCACTCACAGGAAGTCCTGCTGTTCCGCTAACCTTAAAGCCTGTTTCGATGTCTGGGACACCAGTACCTTTGCCCGTCAGCACAAGATCAGTGTTGGTCCCGGTTGCCGCCTCAATGGCGTCTGCTTTAATGGTACTCATAGTTTTGCCCTCTCAGCGGCAATTAGTGCGCGGTTATTTGCTAGCCACGTTTTACCTTCAGTGGTTAAAACAGCCTCCGCTAATCGACGCGGGGTTTCGAGGCGTTCTAGGCGGGTGATTTCTGCAAGCACGTCATTAATGGGTTGTGCCGCAATTACGGCAGCTTGTCTTGCGTCAAACTCAGCTTCTTCTTTAGGCGTGAAAGGTACACGCTCGCCATTTTTAACATGAAAACGTGCCATCATTTTACCCCATATAAGCGCATTTTACCGGAACCGAAGTTGCCAACACGTAAAGAAAAACGGATAGCATCAACGGCTGATGTGGTATCATCCCAGACGCCACCAAAGTGCGTGACCATACCTTCACCCAAATTGGGTCTAAACATACCGCCCATTTGCAAATGGACGATTAACCGATCAGACGCAGAGGAAGGGTCAATGATCCAACAGCGAAAGTGTGCTTGATGGAAACTACCGGCATTACTGCCACTATTGCCAAACTCGAAATATGATGTAGCTGTTGATGATGCTAGGTTTGAAACATAATAATCAGCACCTTGCACTGACCCTTGGTAGTTTGTACTTTCATAAGTTGAACCACCGTCTGTTGAAACTTCCAGCCGTAACGTGTCTTGGTTGCTTGCGGCAAGGTCAGACCTGATAAAGCCTTCAACCATGTAAACGTCATAATCACTGTTCAATCCAGTAAATACAGATGTTGCATCTGTTGAAAACGTATTTGTAGCCAACAAGGTCGAGGCACCACCCGCAGGAGCGTCTTGAAATGTCGGAGCCGCACCCGCTCCGTTCGACGTGAGAAGTTGTGTAGCCGTTCCAGCAGCAACCGTAGTAGGGTTGCCAGAAGCGTCCCATGTAATTAACTCACCATCAGTGCCAGTTTGTAATGCACTAACAGGAACACCTACAGTTCCGTTTACTTTAAAACCGGACTCTAAGTTAGGGACACCCGTCCCGTTGCCTTGCAGCGTCAAGTCGCCGTTGGTCGTCTTGGCCTGTACTGTATCTACATCAAGCTGGCTCATGGACGTTGTCCTCTCTTAGTCTGTCGCGCCGTCATTACGTCAACAACTTCTTGTGGGATAGGTGTGCCGTTGACGGCAAACTCATATATGTCCTCGACCATGCGAGGCGTTATCGCTCTGTCGAGTTCTTCCATCTGCGAAATCCAATCACGCATGGGCTGATTGGCCGCCTTTTCCGCCCGAGCGGCATCAACAATCGCCTGTTCCTCTGGGCTTAGTTTTAAAATTTCGCCGTTTACTTGTTTGATGTCAGACATATTACTCACCAATAAAAAACGTGGACGTTGCCTTGCGCGGCAAATGTGTCGGCTCCGCTTGAGGAGGTGAAGCGGATACGGTCTAACTCACCACTTAGCTGTTTAAAGCCTTGTCCGAATAGCTGCTTGTTTGAGGGGCTGTACTTGCTGCCCCAACAACTAATGCACCAGGAGTTTCCGGTTACATGATGACAAATCCATGTCACGTTCAGATCGTCGCCCGAGTTCAAACCGTTTGGCTCCCCACAAGAAGCCGCAGCACTCCAAGCGTATGTTGTCGCGTCTCCGTTAGTCGAGTTGCCGTTGTATCCGCTAGTCTCAAAGCCCCCGCTGTCACCAATTTGGACGGCTGGACCCCACGCTGCACTATTGGCGGCAAAGTTAATAGCGGACAAAACAACAAAACGAGCGCCAGACGCAATGCCCGTAAATTCCGTAGAGGTCGAGTTTAGCACAATGCTTTGCTGGGTTAGTTCTGTGGGGCCAGTAGATAGCGTTTGAAATGTCGGCGCAGCACCCGCCCCATTGCTGGTGAGGACTTGTGAAGCGGTGCCAACAGCTACCGTTGTTGGGTTGCCGGAAGCATCCCAAGTAATCAATTCGCCGTCAGTACCCGATCGTAGTTCGCTAACAGGCAAACCAGCGGTCCCGCCTACTTTAAATCCACTCTCAAGATTAGGAACGCCCGTGCCACGCGCCTGTATCTCAAGGTCCGTGTTATCCGTGGCTGACGTAATTGTGTCTGCGCGTAATTCACTCATCAGATGATCACCAATGTTCCGGTTACAGTGAGGGTGACGCCGCTATCAACCGACAATGGCCCAGTGCAGCTTGCGTTCTCACCCGTTTCAATTTCCTCGTCTGCCGTCAGCGTTGCCGAGTTGACGCGGAAGATGTCTCCCGGTGCTGAGCCGACCGTGCCGTTGTTGCCACGAAACAGGCCACCGCCACCGCCGACGCCGAACTGCGTCCAGACCACCGAAGTCGTATCCAGTGTGCCGCCGTCATCGACCGTGCAAATGTAAGACGTGTCTTGATTTGTCGTGCCTTCTTCAACGAAGATTGCCGCCGAAACCAATTCGTCCCACGTATCCGCGTCGGCAGCGCGAGACCACGCCCCCGCGTCGGTAACGTAGACGCCGTTCTCCGCTGGTGCTGTCTGGTCTTTAACGAGGATGCGGCTGGCGCTGGTCAGAACACCGTCGATAGTCTGCTCGCCTGACAAAGTGATGTTCGCAGTTGTCGCCACCTTGACCGAGGCTTTCCAGTTACCCCCGTTGGAAGAAACCAGCGCGTCCACATAGGCTTTCACCGATTGCTGCGTCGGCACCCCGGTCGCGCTATTCGACGCCATGTTATCTTCGTCAAGGATGCCGGTGCCGGACAGTGTGCCATTCAGAACAGGGGCAGTAAGGGTTGGCAAAGTCAGCGTCTTGTTCGTCAGGGTTTCAGTCCCGGCCAGCGTGACAAACGAGCCATCAGACAGAGCCGTGTTAAATTGCGCCGTCGTGCCTGTGATTGTATTGCTGCCAAGCGCGATGCTTTTGTTCGTCAACGTGTCGCTTGAACTCGCGCTGATGCCGCTGATGTCGGACAGAACTTCCGACGGGGTGCGGAACTCGTAAGCAGTCTCTCCCGCATTTACGCGGAGCATTGATAAGGCTTCGCCGGTCAATGACGCTGGCGTGATAACAGAGCTGGTGGTTAGCGCGGTGCCATTACTATCAAAGACGATCGCCTTGTCTGCCTGGTTCGCCGGCGTGTCATCATACGGGAACTTGAGAGGGCCCAGGCCACCGGAGCTGACATCTCGGTTCGCAAAGGAATCGAGCTGCACAGATTTTCGGCTCAAGGTCTCGAGCTGCTGCAGAGAGATCGTGATCTGATCCAGCTCCGTATTGATCGATGCCGCCGTAAAATCCCCGGAGGTCGAATAGTCGGTGGTGCGCTCGATCGCCTGGTTTGATTCGATCGTGACAATGTTGCCGGATGTCGGCTCGTTGCCGCCGGTGAAGGTAATCAATCCTGTGCCGTCCGCGTTGAGGCTGACTGTGTAATGCGTGGTCCGCGTCTTTAGCGTCGAGGCGTCATAGACGGCCAGGTCGCCTTCATCGAGGATGGCAAAGGAAAAGGAATATGGGCCCGCAGATCCAACGCTGGTGTACTGCACCCGCCTCGTTACTGCATTGATAGGTATGTCTGCCATCTATCGGCTCCTTTCCGAATGTATAGCGCAGATCGTGTAATCTGTCATCATGGTACTTTGCCTGTCTTCTGGATGATCGCCTTCCGGCGGGACCACTTCGCCTGGAGGGAAGGATCCTCTCCGAACAAAGTATCGAGGGCCTGTTTCAGTCGGGCGTTCTTGATTGACCGCAGCATGCCGATCTTACCATCGGTGCCGTCCTCTTCGTTGTCGCCGATCGGCGCGTCCTGATAGTCAGGCTGCTGGATCCGCCAGGCCATCTCCTCGAGCATCGATCCAGCATTGATGCCGTTGTCGATCGTGTTCATCTCGATGATCATCCTGTTGTATTGTTCGGCGTTGAGCTTGATGCCGCGCTGCGTCTTCTTGGGCATTGGCACCCCAAGGCCCAGGCGCACCATCTCCTGATCGACTGCGTTATACTTGCTGTCGAGAACGCGGATCGGGCTGATGAAACACCAGAGACCGTTCTCACATTGGCGCATCTCTTCCCCGTACAGATTGAGCTTGCGCTCGACACTGCGAGAGAAAAACGGGTTGCGGCTTTTGGCTCTCTGCAGGGCTTCGTAGAAACCGCGCATCAATGGATTGGCATCGACCTGGTCGCCGCTCAACATTGGGCTCGAGGCCTTGGGATCCAGGGTGCGCTCGACCGTTGCTGTCAGAGAGCCGGTCGGGGCGAGAGGGATAGCCGAAATTGCCGCTGTGCCAAACTGTTTGGCCAAGAGCTCAAACGCTCTTTCAATCTTGTCTCGGCCTGTCTCGTACTCAGACCCAAAGATATCCGCAATCTGGAACATGCCCTGCAGCATCGGCAGCTCTTTGAGCACGTTATACATCGACAAGGGCCCCGCGATCGCGAGCTGCTCGAGAACAGAGGGGTCGTCTTCATACTGCGCGTATTGTGCGAAATCAGCCGCCATCGCCAGGACGCCCGCGATCGGCGCGAACCTCGAGTAATCATATGAGGTATATGTGCCGTCCTCATTCTTCACTGCGATCGAATAGGCCTGAAGTTTCTGCCGCCGCCATGCAGCTGCAGCTGTCTTGTCGCTGGGCTCTGCCCCGGTCAGGATGATATTGCCGTCATCAGCCCCGGTAGACGCCATCGCAAATGTGGCGAACAGACCCGTTCCCATTGTGATGCGAGCCAAAGCCATATCAGCTGACGCGCCGCCGGCTTTGAACTCTGACCAGAACCCGGAGCCGGGAATTAGGCCGAGAGGCGTTCGGCTTAGTGTCTCTTTGACGATGTTGGTCGGTGTCTTGTAGAAAGGCACAAACACCTTGATCAGCGGGTGCGACATAAACGCAGAGATCTTTTCGCCGACAGGCCCCAGCTTGCCTTGGAACGTCATGCGCTGCGCCATCTCCTGGGCTCTACGAACAGCCGTGGCATCCCGCCCGTTGAGAATAGCCGCGCCTTCTTTGGCCGCATCAGCTGGGTCCATGCCATTGGCGACGAGGCTCTCCATCCGGCGGGTGGCCTGGGCATAGATCTCCGCCTGGTATGCAATGCCCTTGGCGAATTCATCCTCGGCCAACAGGAGGCGGGATCCCATAAACCGGGTGACAACGCCGACAGCATCGACAGCGCCGGTCACGAGACCAGGCTCCCGATTCGGCATCAGATACTCCGAGCTGATCGCCCGGCGCTGTCGAGTATCCACCTTTGTCATCGCGCCAAAGGTTTCCTCTTCGTCTACCATTGCTCGAGCGGCAGCTCGGTACGCATCGCCGAGGCTATAGCGGAGAGACTGCAGCATCGCCATGCTCTCGCTCATATAGACCCGCTCTTCGCTTGTCATGCCCCGGAAGATGTTTGTCCGTATTGCGCCGATCACGCCGGCCAGGGCTCGCTCGGGCAACTGGAACATTCCAAAGATCAGGTTCGATGCTATGTTGACAGCATGCGTCACCGGGCTTGATAGAAACGCATTGATATAGAGCTCCGCCCAGACATCGAGACCTTTTTGTATCAGGCCTCGTGCCATCGTCTTGCGCTGCGTGTCTTTCGGCAAAGCCGTGTATGCCGCCCGCATGTCCTGGACGGTTTCTAGGCTGACGCCATAACGCTTCAACATATCGGGCAGATTGGACAGCCTCTCGATGTTTGCGAGGGCTCCCGTCTTGCCGGCATGCGACAGTACGGCCATCGATCGCCCAGCCTCGGCAGCTGCCGCGCCGGCATTCATTGTGACCCGCGCTGCGATCGGCAGCATTTGCAGAACCTCTTCATCGGTTCCGTTCATCATCACATCATCGAGCGCCGCAGATGTATGTTGGAAAACCCACAAGCTCTTGGCGAGGATCTCCGGGCTGATCTTGTCACCGATCTGCCGGCCAACGACATCGAGGAACGCTTGATCGAAACCGGCCTTGGTCGCCGCCTTCATTATGTCGTCGATCTTCATCGTGCCGCGCCGTGCGGCCTTGACCTCTTGCTCATACAGGATGTTGAGCGCGTCAACGTATCCCCGCGTCACATCATCGAGCGCAGCCGAGTTGCCGCCCCCGGTGGTCGAAATGTTGTCGCTGGCGAGAGAGCCGAGGTTCGGCTTGTAGATCGGCACTCGCTGATCCGCCGGCATGTTGTAGATCTGGCGGAAGCGGGCGGCGGTTGTCTCGTCTGCATCGACAATAACGATGCGATCTTTTGTGATATTGGCAGCTGCAGTCGGCGGGCCCGATGACATAGGCTTGGGGCCCTGATTAGCTGGCGCACTTTTGGCGAGCTTCTGAGCTGCGCCAATCAATCCTTTGCCCATCCCGGCAACCTGGACAGGCTTGTCTGCAGGGGCATCTTCGATCGGCATAGCATCCGGGCTGTCGAGGCCCAAGCTCTGAGCATCGGAAAGGATCTCAGGCTCCGGCTGTCCCTCGAGCGCCGGGTCAAAAGCCGGATCATCGATCGTGGCCGCAGCCGTGTCTTCGACAGCCACCTCCAGGCTAATCGACGGACCAGGTGTTAGTTCTTCTGCGTTCGGATCAGTTGCCATATTGACATACCATTGCTATATTTACGTCGAGGCCGGCGACAGCTGTCGGGACTACAAGACCGCAAGGTCTGTTCGTCCCAAGGCGTGGAGCTGGTCTCATTGTTCTTCCCCTTGCATCATCATCAGCCCGAACGGGAACGCGAAGTATGCGAGCCGCGCCGGGTTGTCGATCGGCTTGGTTGGGCGAAGCCTCGAGGTGAGGGCCTCCTTCTCGAGGTCGGTTGGGTTCTGTACCACCTGGCCCTTCTCATCGACGAACTCTTTCGTGTAGTCCTTGTGGCCGGTCTCGAGGTGTGTCTTGTCGGCCAGGCGAGCTTGCTCCATGTCCATACGAGGCAAACGCTCAAGGCCTGGAAACATATTCTCGTGCGGCTCGAGGCGGCGGCGCATGCGGTCCCACAGCATCCATTGGCTGGAGAAGATGCCCAGGCCATGCTTGAGAGCTTCTTGCTGGTTCTGCTTCAACGCGGCTTTGTATTGCTTGCCCATCATCTCGATCTGCGCCGGCTCTTTAATCCAATCTGTCTCGTAGAATCGGTCAGGCACGTTCGGGTTCTTTGAGCCATCGGCCATTCTAAATTTCGGGCTCGCCGTCTTCCCGACCTCGGAGAGAATCATTTCGCCGATCATGCCATCGGGGATGTCGTTCATGGTCTTCGCCCGGCGAGAGTTGCCGGCCTTTTTCATGCGAGCATTGAACAGGTCAATCGTGCGCTTCTGCCAGGCTAGGCGCTCTGCCGGCGTGGTGAGGATCTGGTCATGGAATAGCCGGGCCATGTGACGGTCGATCGCCGACACGCCGGCCTCGAGGGGATCCTGGAATACAACAGAGAACGATCCCGTTTTGGCTCGGAGGCCGGCCACCTGAGAGAACACACGCTCGGCAAAGTCAGGCCAATCTTCGCCACGTTTGCGGCGGAAGAACTCGGGGTTCTCTTTAAAGAGCTGCGCCATCTCAGCCACCCGCGTGTAGTTTTGGGTGCCTCGAACGCCCAGGCCCCCTTGCTCGCCGGCGTTCAATCCGAACTTAGCGGCAATCGCTCGATCGGCATCAGCGCGAACATCAGGGTTCACCTCGTCGCCAAATTTCCATGTGATGCTATTCGCGAGCTCATCGATGGCACCCTTGCCGCGCAGCCGGCTCATAGCGAGCTGGTTCGGGAACAGCGGGTTGTTAGGCGAAGTCATACCAAAGGCGAGACCGGCCCAGACTTGTTCGTCTGTCAGCTTCTCGATCATCAGGCTGCGCGACATCTTCTTCTGCAGTTCGGCGTGGAATTTCTCGGGCAGCTGCGAAGCATCAATTCCCTGGGCCTTGATGGTCAGCATGTCGTAATAGGTGAACTTGCCATCGAGCCCACCAGGGATGTTGACCGTGCGGCCATCCATCAGAGAGACCTCGCTCGGAGCTGACGCCGGGCCGAGGCGCTCGATGCCCAGCTCGTTGCCCACTTGCTCGAAATCGTTCGCCGACCATTGATGCACGGGCTTGTGCTTGTAAGAGAGGGGCGCGTCATCCAAGACGTTCGCCGAACCCTGGACGCCGATCTTGCCAGACGTCTGATCGAGCCAGGCATTCTCGAGCGTGACGTCGATGCTCTGACCAGGGACGACATCGCCGCCCGGCCCAGAAAGCTGCGGCCCGAGAAGGTTATCCATCGGACGTTCGCTAACATTTTCGATAGACATGCCCATAGGAACCGGAGACTTGCCGGCCTTGTACCGCTCAACCATCGTGGCAATCAGATCCTGGACCACTGGCATGCCGGCTTTCTTGGCCGCGACAATCAGCTTGCCGAAA